GATGGCGACTACCGGCTGATCTGGTCGGGGCGGGTGTTGAGCGTCGGACGTGACGGCGATGAATGCGTGGTGTCGGCCGAGCCGCTGTCGACGGCGCTGAAGCGACCCTGGCTGCGTCGTCACTATACCATCGGCTGCCCATTCGCCCTCTACCAGGACCAGTGCCAGGCCAGCAAGGCGGCGGCGACGCTGTCGTCGACGGTGTCGGCGATCAACGGCCTGACGGTGACCCTGGCCAGCGGCTGGAATGGCGCCTATGACGGGTCGAAATTCGTGCAGGGCCTGGTGGAGTGGCCGAACGCCGGCGCCGCGATCGAGTCGCGGCGCATCCTGTCGGTGACCGGCAACGACCTGCTGCTGGCGGGCTACCTGCGCGACCTGGCGGTGTCGGCGACCGTCGACGTCATCCTCGGCTGCAACCACCAGCGCGACGATTGCACCACACTGCATTCCAACATCAACAACTATGGCGGCTTCGACTGGATTCCCCTGAAGAACCCGGTCGGCTTGCGGAACGAGTATTATTGATGGGGCGCTGGATGGGATGGCGGGGGGCGCTGACGCGGCTGCAGTTTCGCTTGGCAGTGCTGGCGGCCGACCGGCGCGGCGCCTGGTTCATTCCGCTGCTGCTGGCGGTGGCGGTCAATGTATTGGCCTATTTCATCCTGCCGCAGCCCAAGCGCAACAAGCCGGAGTTCGCCGAGGATCCGGAGAACCCCACCGCCGAGGCTGGGATTCCGGTGCCATACCTGGTGGGCACCAAGACGATTTCCGGGCTCAATTGTATCTGGACCGGCGACAAGGTGCATCAAACCCAAAGTGAGGACGGGCAAAAATTCCGCAAGTATCGGCGGTCGCTGCATTTCGGCATCTGCCAGGGGCCGATCGATTTCATCAGCCGCATCGACATCAAGGACAAGGAGGCATGGTCCGGCTACTGGGACACGCTGACGGTGTTCGAGATCATCCGCGAAGGCCTGTTCGGCGGCGACCTCAAGGAAGGCGGCATCAACGGCGACATCACCTTCTTTCCCGGCGATGCGAGCCAGCAGATCACCACCGCCTATGCCACCAAGCTCGGCCTGACGCCGTCGACGGCACCGGGCTATCGCGGCATCGCCTCGATCCTGTTTACCGAGCGCTCGACCGCGGCGGCCCGCGGCTTCTATTGGGGCACTTCGCCATACCTGCCGCCGGTGAAGGTGAAGGCGCATCGCACCCCGGCGGTGCTCGATCCCGATCTCGCCCGCATTTACCGGCCGGTGGCGGAATTCACCGGAACGGTGGAGGTGACATGGCTGCAATCGACATTCGAGCAGACCACCAATGACCAGGCCCGCATGGGCTTCGATTTCCTCGACAGCGATGGCGCGGCGATCGGCACAACCACTTGGGCGACGCTGACCGATACCACGGCCGGCAGCTGGACGGCGCGCAGCGTATCGGCCGATGCGCCGGCCGGTGCCGCCTCGATCCGCGTCTACATGCAAATGCACCGCCGCACCGGAACCAACAATGACGGCTATATCGAGGACATCGCCGTCACTCTGAACGGTGCGCCCCTGACAATGATCAACCCAGGCGCCGAGACCGGCACCACCAGCGGCTGGACAGACACCGTTGGCGGTCTCGGCGTGCGGACGGCAACACCGCCGACGCCGAACGGTACCTATTATTTCTATGGCGGAACCTCGGCCGATACTACGGCCTACCAGGACGTCGCCGCCCGGGTCGACTTCGATGTCAACCCGGCCCATATCATCTACGAGGCGCTGACCTCATCAACATTCGGCATCGGCGAATCGACGGCCGCCGTCGACACTTCCTCGTTCAATGCTGCCGCCCAGGCGCTCTACGATGAGGGCTTCGGCCTGTCGGCGCTGATCACCGGCCAGACCGATCTCAAGTCGTTCATCTCGGAAGTGCTCGATCATATCGAGGCGACGCTGTACCTGTCGCCATTGACCGGGCTGTGGACGCTGACGCTGATCCGCAACGACTACGTGGTGGCCTCGCTCCCCACATTCACGCCCGACAACGCTGTGGTGTCGAAGTGGAGCCGCAAACTGTGGGGCGAGACTATCGGCGAAGTGCAGGTCAGCTTCACCAATCCGGAGAACGAGAAATCCGAGATGGTGCCGGCCCATGACCTGGCCAATATCGAGGCCAACGGCACGGTGATCTCCGACGGCCGCAATTACTACATGGTGCATGTCAAGGACGTGGCGGCCAGGCTGGCGCAGCGCGACATCAGGTCTGCCGGGACGCCATTGGCCAGCGGCGAGATCGAGATCAACCGCGAGGCCTGGGACCTGGTGCCGGGCGCCGTGGTGAAACTCAACTCGCTGGAGGATGGCATCTCGTCGATGGTGGTACGGGTGATGGATGTCGATTACGGCCGCCCCGGCGATCCGACCATCCGGGCCGGCATCATCGAGGATGTCTTCGCCTTCACCGCCGCCGATTACATCGTGCCGCCGATCACCCTCGACGATCCGGGCACGGAGGAACCGGCGCCCGCGGCCTATGCCGATATCCTGACGCTGCCCTATTACATGGTACGGCGCGATGTCGACGGCGCCTGGGCCGGAGCCTATGCCGAGAGTTTCGCCGCGGTGCTGGTGGCCCAGGCCGGCAGCGACGGGGCGGAATTCGAACTATGGCAGCAGGTGACCGATCCGGTGACCGGCACCGATTTCGACTATGTGACGACGCTGGCCCTGGCGTCGCGCGCCACCCTGATCGGGGCGCTGGCGGCTGAGGCCTCGTCGACCATCACCGGGGTGACCGGGGCTACCACCGGGCCCGGCCTCGAGGTCGGCGGCTTCCTGCTGATCGGATCGTCGACCGATGCCGCGAACGAGCTGGCGCTGATCACCGACCTGACGGCCGGCGTCTATACGTTGCGGCGCGGCGTGCTGGACACGGTGCCGCGCGACTGGAGCGCCGGCGAGCAGGTATGGATCATCCCGCCCGATCTGGTGTTCGCCGATGACAACGCCGGGCAGGGCAGCGACAGCATCACCTAGCGGGTGCTGCCCAAGACCTCGCTCGGCACGCTCGACATTTCGTTGGCCTCCGATGAAGCCGCGACACTGTCGGATCGGCCGCACCTGCCGGCGCGGCCGGCCAACTGCAAGGTTGAAAGCGAAGGTTTCGCAACCGTCAACCTCGGCGGGCTGTCGACGGCCACGGCGACATGGGCGAACCGCAATCGGCTGACGGAAACCGGAACAGTCCTGGCATGGGATGGCGCGACGCAGACCGTCGAAAGCAGCCAGACGACGACGATCAAGTTGACCGACGATTCGCACAATGTGGTGCACAGCTATACCGGACTGACCGGCGTGTCGACGACGATCACGCTTTCGCATTTCGGCGGCATCCCGAGTGGATACGTGGAATTCTATGCCGTCCGCGATGGCCTCGAAAGCCTCCAGGCGCATGCCATCAGGGTGGCTCTCGGCGGGTTCCTGCAGATGACGACGGGCGACTATCTGCTCCAGACCGACAATTCCAGCAAGATCATTTTGGATTGAGGATGACCGATGGCCGACAGTGATCTCCCGACACTCTATGGCACAAGCCCCCTGATCGGTTCGCTGTTGCCGGACGACCTGATCTATATGGTGCGTTCCGATGGCGGCTCGCCGCCGACTTATAGCGACTACGCCGCCAAGGCCGGGCAGCTCGAGCGCAATTTCGGCCTTGCCGCCAGCGACGAGACGACGGCGATCACCACCGGCAACGGCAAGGTGACCTTCGACCTGATCGAGAATATCATCCTGACCGGCGTGGTGGCGACACTGGTGACGGCCGAGACCGCCGGCAGCCCGCCGACGCCATTCACCGTCGACGTCAAGGCCGATGGCACCAGCATCTTCTCGACCCTGCTGACCATCGATGGCGGCGAAGTGTCGTCGCTCGATGCCGCCACGCCGGCGGTGATCACCGATGGCGCCTCGCCGCCGGGAACGGAAATCGCCCTGGCCGCCGGCACGTCGATGCGCATCGATGTCACCCAGATCGACGGCGGAACGGCGGCCGGACTCAAGGTCTGGTTCATCTACAGGCTGCGCTGATGGGCTTCCTGGTCAATCCCTACGTGTTCGCCGAGTCCGCACCTTCTCTTCTCGAATATACCGACACGCAATCTGACACGACAAACCTAGCCAGTTATTCGTTTGCGGGTGTTAATTTTGGCGCTGCATCCGGCAATCGCCGCATGTTCGTCTCGGTTCAAGCCAGAGCCGCCGCGGCAATCACGCTCAGTTCAGCGACAATAGGAGGCGTCTCGGCGGATGTCATTGCTGTCACGCCAGACGCCGGTATCGGGATTGCAGCGATTATCACTGCCACTGTGCCTACCGGGACTTCCGGCACGGTAGCAGTGACATTTGGCAGTTCGGCATTGGAGTGTCGCGTTTCTGCCTGGAAATCCGACAACGGGAATATTGCCTGCATCGGTACACGCGAAGAAGCGGCAGGAAGT